GCACAACACCTTCGCTTGCCTTTACAAACGGGTCACTCATTAGTTCAACAAATTATGGCAATGGTTGGTGGCGACTTGAGTTGGCTACCACAGCCGTTACTGCTGCTAATGCTAATCGCCTTTATATCTATGCAGGACGCACTGGCTCTGTAAACGGCGACACAGTGTATTGCTGGGGCGCTCAAGCAGAAAACGCAACCTTCGCCACCAGCTACATCCCCACAGTTGCCAGCCAAGTAACACGCAGCGCAGATGTAGCAACGATGACAGGCACGAACTTCTCTAGCTGGTATAACCAGCCGCAGGGGACGTTTGTTGCCTCCTACACGGCAACCGCAGATACAACTTTCCGCTCTTTTTTTGAAGCAAGCGACGCTGCGCGAAATAATTTTGTTCGTATCCGCGCACAAAACCCAACACCTACAACTGCGCTTGTGCTTGGCGAAGTGGTCTCAGGTGGGGTAACTCAAGCGACTATGCAGCCTGCAACAGTAGCAATCGGCAATTTAACAAGCGCCGTTACTTACGCGGTGAATAATTTTGCGACGGCGCTAAATGGCGGTACGGTTGTTTCAGACACAAGTGGGTCACTTCCGGTAGGCGTAGATCGTCTAGTGCTAACAGGAGGATCGTTTTTTAATGGACAAACTTGGCTCCGCTCCATCGTCTACTACAACACGCGGCTCGCGGACTTCCAACTACAGGCACTCACAGCATGACCGATCTATATTTAAAAGCACCAACTCAAGAGGACATGGACGCCGCCCTGCTTGAGGCTGGCGTTATCGACGATGAGGGCAACCCAACGCCGAACTTCTCCATCGATCAGATCGGCCCGTTCACGCGGTGGGACTACAGCGTAGAGCCTCCTGTTGAAACGGTGTATCCAGACTGGCACACTAACTTGCGCGGCAGCTTCGACGAGGAGCAGTTGGCCTTACTTACACCATTGACCGTTGAGCCAGCCATCCCTTACAGAGTGTGGGCATGACGACTTACGGGCCATCCTTTGACAAAGCTAAGGCGCAGATTAAGGACGCACTGGGCCTCCCGCAGCGCATTCAAAAGTTGCAGGCCCCGCCGCCTCCACCCGACCAGCAAGGGCCGCGTCCGTACATCAACCTAATGGCGTACCAGCTACCTGCGGGCGTGCCGGGGCCGTTTGCCAATCAGCAGCCGCAACCTATGGCCTCCCGCCTTGGCGGCATACAGGCAGGCCTGCAAGGCCAAAACGGCGACGTAAATATTAACTTTGGGCCCGACGGCGGCTTTCAAGGCGGCTCGGCAAACGCCAGCATGCCCGTCGGCAACGGCCAGTTTGACGTGGGTGCCGCATTGGACAACGCCATGCGGCTCCAGAACATGCAGGCTCGATACAGCCAAGGGCCATTTTCGGCCTCTGCGAACTACGCACCGGGCCAAGGCGTCGGCGGCGGCGTGGAATACCAGAACGGGCCGTTCTCGGCATCTGGTGGCTACGACCCGAACCGTGGCGCGTACGGATCTGTAGGCATGCGGCAGTCTTTCGCAGACGGCGGCGGCGTGTGGACACGCAAGGAGGGGCAAAACCCCGAAGGCGGCCTCAATGCTAAGGGTCGAGCCAGCCTAAAGGCGCAGGGTAAGGACATCAAGCCGCCTGTCAGCGCCAAGCAGGCCAAGAAATCACCGAAAGCGGCCGCACGTCGCAGCTCATTTTGCGCAAGAATGGGCGGCATGGAGGGTCCGATGAAGGATGATAAGGGTCGCCCGACCCGCAAGGCACTATCACTACGTAAATGGGATTGTTGACATGAGCGACTTTGCTGTAAAACCCGTTTGGGACAAGAAACGACCAAAAGATATTGGGAAACCAAAAGATCTGTCGGCTAAGAAGAAAAAATCTGCTAAAGCACGCGCTAAGGCCGCTGGTCGACCTTATCCAAATCTCGTTGATAACATGGCTGCGGCCCGCAAGAAAGGTAAGTAACATGGACGGTTTTAAGAACACCACAAAAATGAAGTACATGAACGAAGGCGGGCAGGCCGTCGTTTACCAAGGGCGCAACCCACGTAGCGCGAACCAAATGGCGAATAAAGCCGGTCGAATGGACGCCAAAGCCGATCGAATGGAAGCCAGAGCGGATCGCATGGACGCGCGAGCTGGAACCCCGCAGCGGCAATACGCCAAGGGCGGTGACGTCTCGAAGAAGGGCGGCCAGCCAGTTCAAAAGAAGAGCCTCGGCGGCATTCTTGAAAAGGTAGCTCCGTTTGGTCTTGCTGGCCTTGTCGCTGGTGGCGGTCTTCAAGGGGCGATGATGGGCAGCGGTATTGGCCTCATTGCACAACTTCTCAAGAAGAAAAAGGCCAACATACCGTTGACGGCAGCCGAACAGGCGAAAGTTGACGCCGCTGGGGCGGCCCAAACACAGCCGGGCGCGCAGGCGACCATGAAGCATGGTGGCATGGCCAAGAAGCATGGTGGCATGGCCAAGAAGGGCGTCCCTGTCGCATCAAAGCGGCCAATGGTCGGCCTCGGCGCAATGCCTAAAAAGAAATAAAGGACACGTAAATGGCCAATGCCTTGTTTCCAAAATGGAAGGAGCAACTGCTCCAGTTCACGGCGAACAACAACCTGTCGGCGGGCACCGTAAAGGTGGCGCTGATAGACACCGGCACGTACACGTACAACTCTGCGAACCAGTTCTATTCCTCCGCATCATCTGCGTCGGTAGGAACTCCGCAGACGCTGGGCTCAAAGACGTTCACCAACGGCGTGTTTGACGCGGCTGACGTGACGTTCACGGCGGTTACTGGGGCCTCAGTTGAGGCCCTGATCCTCTGGATAGACACTGGAAGCAACGCCACGTCGCCATTGGTTGCGTACATCGACACCTCCGTCACGGGCCTGCCAGTTACGCCGAACAGCGGTGACATCACAATCACGTGGAACGCATCGGGCATCTTCGCCCTTTAAGTTTACACGTCTATGGGAGACGCGTCGTGGAGACCACTTGCGCAGTATGCCGTCTTTCCGACGGCCTTGTGGTAAACACCATCATCGCGTCTCTCTACGACCCAGCGCCAGAGGGCTGCCAGCTTGTCGAGATCATGACGGGTCAAATGTGCAGCATTGGCTGGACATGGACAGGCGCGGAGTTTATTCCGCCTGAACCGGCGGTCTGATGGCTACTAAAACCATCCTCATCACATCTGGAACTTCGTTTACGGTTCCGGCTGACCTTGACACCGCCGTTAACGCGTCTGTCACTGTCATCGGTGGTGGCGGTGGCGGTGGTCGGTGCCGTGCCGGTGAGGCTTTTGGCGGCGCTGGCGGCGGCGCTTGGTCGCAAAGCACCAACCTTAACTTTACCGCTGCGGCCACTGTGTTCATCAACATCGGCTCTGGCGGCACGGGCGCTACGGCCGATAATACCGCTGGTGGAACGGGCGGGGACACTTGGCTAAACTGGAACACCTCAACTCAAACATCTGCTAACACAGCCCCAACGTCCAACCTAACTGGCCTGCTTGCCAAGGGTGGGGTTGGTACTGCCAACACAACGGGTGGTGCTGGTGGCGCGTCCGCATCTGGATGGGGGACAACCAAGAACTCTGGCGGTGCTGGCGGTGCTGGCGCTGGCGCGGGTAAGTCAGGTTCTGGAGGCGGCGGTTCTGCGGGTAGTTCGCTTGGAGTAGGTCGCGTTGGCGGTGCTTCTGGAATTTTAGGGGGAAGTGGCGGCGGTGGTGGTGGTGGTGTTGGCGGCGTTGGCGGTGCTTCTACTGCGGCTGCAAATAGTAACGGTGGCGCTGGCGGTTTAACATATGCCGGCGGCGCAGGCGGCACTGGTGGAACAGGTAGCGCAACGGCCCCAACTGCGGGAACGGCTGGTACGAATGGGGGCGGTGGCGGTGGCGGCGGCGGCACAAACGGTGCGTCTATTACTGCTGGCGCTGGTGCTGCTGGTGGTGCTGGGTCTGAATTTGCTATCTCTGCTGGAGGCACTGCGGGGTCTGGCGGCGGCGGTGCTGGCGGCGGTGGTTCTTCTGGTACTGGCAGTCCTATTGCGGGAGCGGGTGGCGCTGGTGGTGGATATGGCGGCGGCGGCGGCACTGCTGGCTCTGGCGGTACACAAGCCAATGGGGGCTCCGGCGCTCAGGGCGCAATTATTATCACGTACACTGTTTCCGTACAGAACCTCACGCCTGCGCTCTTCACCAACACGAACGTCTTCTATTCGGCGACAGTATCGTCTGTAAAGAACCTCACGCCTGCGCTCTTCACCAACACGAACGTCTTCTATTCGGCGACAGTATCGTCTGTAAAGAACCTCACGCCCGCGCTATTCACCAATACGAACGTCTTCTATTCGGCCCACATATCCACTGGCGTCACTCAAAACATTGCGCCAGCGCTGTATGTCAACACGAACACCTTCTACAATGCGTTCGCCTATCTGTACCCGTTCCACCCGAACGACATAAGACCTAGCGGCCCTAACGTAAATCCAGATCCGCGAGGTGCGTTACCCACTCCGCCAAACGCCGCAAGGCAAAGCATACCCTTGACCTCCTCGACACGGCAGCCGTTCCCACTCGACTGACGTTTACATTGCATAAATTGTCTGTTAAAGATGTCACGCCAGAGATGCTCGCCCGTTGTGGAGAGCTGCTGCCTTAACCAAGCGAGCAAAACCATATGGCCTATTCCAATACGGTATCACAGACGGTTTTCACAACGCAGCGTGTTATAGACAACGCAGTGCGGCGCTGCCGTATGCCCGCAGAACAGATAACGGCCGAGACCATCAGCATCGCAAACGATATGCTGTACTTACTGCTGTCGGATCTCGCAAACCAAGGCGTCCCGCTGTGGTGCATTCAAAAGTGCCTATACCCGCTTTACGAGGGCACACCGACAATTACGACATACTCTGGCACTGTCGATCTTCTGAACACCAATTTGCGCACACTGCAAGAGGTAACCGGCACTAACACCGACACGTCGACCAGCCGCACGGTGGACTTCGGCAGCGCCACCGATGCCACCGCAGTCAGCACCGTCGGCATCTTGTGGTCGGCCCCTTCCGTGCCTGTCTCGTTGCAGCGCAGCGACGACGCCATTACGTGGACCATTATTCAGAACGAAGATCAGACCGCAGCCGCTGGCGAGCGTGTTTGGTTTGACCTGAACAGTAGCGTCGCCACCCAATACTTTCGCGTCGTAGCCGTGACAGGCACTTTAAGCTTCAGCCAGATATACCTCGGCAACTCGCCGACCGAGATCCCAATGGCGCGCATGAACCGCGACGACTACACGAACCTACCCAACAAAAGCTTCCAGTCTAACCGCCCCTTGCAGTTCTGGCTCGATCGGCAGGCGCAGTCGCCTGTCCTGAACATTTGGCCCGTGCCGAACGCGCAGGCGGAAGTGTATCAGGTTGTCACGTGGGTGCAGCGCCACATCATGGACGTCGGAACCATGTCGCAGCAAGTCGAAGTCCCACAGCGCTGGTACGAGGCGCTCGTCTCAATGCTGGCTGCAAAAATGGCGCTTGAGCTTGTTGACGTGGACGTAAACCTTGTCGGGATGCTCGACGCCAAGGCCGCGCAGGCACTGGCCGTGGCGCAGGCCGAGGAGCGCGACAACTCGCCGATGATGATTGCGCCTAACATAAGCCCCTACACAAAATGACAATTTCTGGCATTTACATGATCCGCCATAAAGAAAGCGGCAAAAAGTACATTGGGCGTTCTATTGACGTGCGTAACCGTTGGGATTTGCACAAGCGACATGCCGAACAGCGTAAGAACAATAGCCCTCTGCATCGGGCCATGCGTAAGTACGGGTACAATGCTTTTGAATGGAAAGTGCTATTTACAGCCCCTGCAAAATTGCAAGTAGAATTAGAACGTCAATTTATGTCTGACTGGGGTACTATGGCTCCATCGGGGTATAATGTTGGAGGTGCCGCAGGTGGTTTTGCCCCTCGCGAATTGCTTGACGCTATGGGTGCGGACGTACGCGAAGAACAGCTAGGTATAATGCGTAATCAGGCAAATAAGATGCACGCAACTATCGCGGAAAAACGTAAAGACCCTGGGTATGATGCGTGGTATAAATCCCGCATGAGCGAAGCCGCAAAAACACGTTGGGCTAACCGTAAAGAGCGTATCACTGCTGATCCCGAGTTTGCGGCTCAAGCGGACGCCAAATGGAAAGCTAGGGCGAAATTGGCCACGGACGCTATAGCAAACCGAGTAGCAATCGATCCTAAGTTCGCGAAGCACATGCACGACGTTCGCAGTAACGCAGCGAAAAAA